GTTCGGCGCGACACTGGCGCTTCAAAGACAGGGCGCGTGCGAAAACAGAGTTACGACATAAACCCGATCATCAAGGTGCCCATTGCTGGAGTCTGATGCCTGCGCGCACAAGCCGTGAGCGAGATAAGATGACTAGGCCATCTAAAAACAAGCCGCAGCAGAAGGCCAAAGCCGTTAGGCCACGCAAGAAGCACAAAGCCAGCAAGAAGCCATCTGCGAAGATAGGCAGGCCATCCAAGCGTACGCCAGAGGTCGAGGCGTTGATCATCAAGGCACTCGGTGTCGGCCTGAGCTACGAGACGGCGGCAGACTTCGCCGGCATCCATCGCGACACGCTGCTCGATTGGCGTAGGAAGGACGAAGCTTTCTCCGCAGCCATAAAAGGGGCCACGGCACGAGGGAAGGTAGGTGTCGCTGGCAAGCTGCTAGAGCTTGTGCGTGCCGGCAACGTCGCTGCCTGCATCTTCTGGCTGAAGACCCGCACCGTCGAGTTTCGCGAGATCCGGCACGACCGGCCTGCCGATGCCGAGGCCATGGCCTCTGATCTGGAGGCTGCCGCCAAGGCGATGAGGGCCACCGTCAAGGGGCCTGACGATGGCTACGCTTGACGAACGCAAGGAAGGTCTGTCGACAGGCGCTGGCGTGAGTGGGGTCAGCAGAGAGTCGCCTAGCGGCCCTATGAGACGCTGGACGCCGCTGAAGTATCATGCAGAGCAGTGGCGGCTCTGGAATAGCCGAGCGCGGTTCCGCGTTATTCCAGCCGGTCGACGGTCAGGCAAGACCGAGATCGCCAAGCGCTGGGTCATCCAGCGTGCGTGCTCGTTGAGTGTCCAGGGCAGGAAGTACGCCTTTGCAGCGCCGACACGCGATCAGGCGAAGCGGATCTACTGGGCCGATCTCAAGGCGATGGTGCCGCCGTCATGGCGTGCTGGTGATGCTCGCGAGACCGACCTTGAGATCACGCTAGTCAACGGCACTCGGCTGTGCGTTGTTGGCATGGATCGGCCAGAGCGCATCGAAGGCGAGCCGTTGCATGGCATCGTCCTGGACGAATATGCCAACATGAGGCCCGAGGCATGGACCGAGAACGTCAGCCCGGCTCTCGACACGCCGAACCAGCCGCCTGGATGGGCATGGTTCATCGGCGTGCCCGAAGGCCGCAACCACTACTGGGAACTCTGGAACGACGCGATCAAGCTGCGTGAAGCAGGCCAGCCATGGGACAGGTTCCATTGGTTTTCGGCTGACATCATGTCGGCAGAGGCGGTCGAGGCAGCGCGGCAGCGCATGGATGAGCGCACCTTCCGGCAGGAGTTGGAAGGCAGCTTCGAGAGCTACGCCGGGCTGGTCTACTACTCTTGGTCTGACGCGAACGTCGTGCGCGACTTGGCCAACGTCTACGATCCAGACGCCGACCTGATCTTGTGCTTCGACTTCAACACGAGCCCTGGCGTTGCCGTCGCATGCCAGGAGTTGGGTCGGAGGCCAGACTTGCCGCAGGGCGCGACAGAGGACAGCACAGCAGTGATCGGCGAAGTCTGGATCCACGAGCACAGCAACACGCCGATGGTCTGCGACAGGCTTCTCGCGGAGTGGGGATACCATCGCGGGCGGGTTCTGTGCTACGGTGACGCCAGCGGCGGGGCGAAGACTACCGTCGCAGTCGCGGGCAGCGATTGGGACATCATCAAGAGGAAGCTGAAGGCCCACTTTGGCGGCAGGCTGTCGATGCGAAACCGAAAGGCGAATCCGCGAGAACGTGCTCGCGTCAACGCGGTCAACTCAAGGATTGCGACATCAGATGGCCGTCGCCGTTTGTACGTAGACCCTCGTGAAGCTCCTCACGTCGTCGAGGACTTCGAGAGGGTTGAGACAGCGCCCGGTGGCCAAGGCGAGATCCAGAAGGATCACGGCGGGCCGCTGACGCACGTCTCCGATGCGATCGGCTACTACATCCACGACAGGTTCCCGGTGAGCGAGAACAAGTTGATCAGCAAGAAGGTGGTTTGACCATGGCCCTCAGTCAAGTAACGCGCACGACAGCGGTCGGCGCAATCACGACAGGGATGCAAGACCCTCGCGAAGCGACGGTCGACACCGGCACCCCTGCCTATCTGCGGATGCTACATGGCGAGCACTGGATGGCTGCCGGAACAGAGAACGTCGGAGGCTGGGATCTGATCGATGACCTGATGTCTGGCACAGAGGCGATGCGTGCCGGGCGAACGGACTACTTGCCAATGTACGAGCAAGAGGACGCCATCGACTACGACAAGCGAGTCAAGGCGACAGTCCTGCACGATGGATTCCAGGCAGCAGTTGAACGCAATGCTGTGAGGCCATTTGCCAAGCCCGTGCGGATCGTGCTTCCTGACGGCGTAGATGCGCTGCCCGAGCCTCTTGATCGAATCGAGCGAGATGTCGATGGCGAGGGCTCTGACCTGACATCCTTAGCGCGTCGATTGATGGTTGACGGTGTAGCGAGAGGGTTGGCCATCGTGCTTGTTGATCATCCGACGATCGCCGACAGCATGAACGCAGCCGATGAGGAGGAGCTTGATCTGCGCCCTCGATTCAAGCGCATCCTGCCGCGCAACCTGATCGGATGGAGAGAGACAACCAATGCCGCAGGCGATAAGCAACTGGCCGAAGTTCGCATCATGGAGAAGCGGACCGAGTCGGTCGGCAAGTGGGGTCAAGTTGACGTGCCTTGGATCAGAGTGATTCGCGCCCCTCGACGAATCGCAATGCAGAACGATGATGGCAGCCAAGGCGCTGTCGACTTGCCGGGCGATTGGGAACTGTGGAGGTTCAGCGAACGAGACGGCAAGTACCTGCTCGCCGAATCGGGGGCGCATAGTTTCCCTGGCGTGCCTTTGGTCGTCATGCAATTTGGCGAACAGCGCGGCCTCATCGAATGCAGGCCACCGCTGCTCGACGTGGCGCATCTGAACCTAGCCCACTGGAAGAGCAGCAGCAGGCAGACCCAATACATCGACACCATCCGCCTAGCCGTCCTATTCGGTTCGGGGATGAACGAGGACGAGCTAGACAACGGTATCGTCATCGGCCCCGGAAGGTTGAACGGCAGCACCAATCCAGACGCCAAGCTGAGCTATGCAGAGCACAGCGGCAAAGGCGCGGATGCTGGTTGGTCTGAGCTTGATCGGCTTGAGAGCAAGATGGCAGAGGCTGGTAGCGAGCCGATGCGAACAAAGAGCGGCAACCCGACAGCGACAGGGAAGGCCATCGATGCCGCGAAGGCGAGCACAGATGTCGAGGCATGGGTCAGGCTGATGGAGACAGGGCTGGAGCAGGCATACGAGATCGCGGCCAAGTGGCGCGGCCTGGACGATTCCTTGCCCGATGGTTGGCAGATCGACATCTGGTCTGAGTTCGCGTTGGCGTTGACGAAGATGGAAGACCTCGCCGAGATTCGGCAGTTGAGGTCGCAAGGTGACCTGTCGCGTATCACTGCGATCGGCGAGTACACGAGGCGCGGCGTCATCAGCGACCGCATCGATCCCGACGAAGAGGTCGAAAGGGTCGACGCCGAGGCGATGTCCGCCGCCGCCGCGTTCGGCTTAGACGAAGACGACGACGACGACGAAGGAACGCAGGAGGCGTGACCGTTGGCATCGGTGAACGCAGCCTTTGCCGACGACTGGATCAAGCACTCGCTCCTGCTTGAGCGGTTCAAGGACGGTGAACTGCGGAAGGTCATCGCGCTGCTCAACAAGGAGGTCGTGCCGTCCATCGTTGCCAAGGCCGACAAGATTGCCACGCGCTACCAGAAGATGGGCTACAGCAAGCTTGCCATCGCCCGTCGTCGTCGCGCTTTGATGAAGCAACTCCGAGGCATGGACGCTGTCGTGCGCGGTGGAACCAAGCTACTTCACGCCAGGATGAAGGGGACGCTTGGCGCATTGGCCAAGAGCGAGGCGCAATGGGCAGCGAGGACGTTGCAGAGGCGGATACCGCTTCGGATGGACTACACGTTGCCGTCGCCTCAACTGCTGCGGTCGATTGTCACGACGCGACCGATGGCGGGTAGGTTCCTCAAGGACTGGGCAAAGGGAGTCGGAGCCAACACAGCCAAGAACGTCAGCCAAGCCATCATGGTTGGAGTTGCTCAAGGCGAAGGCGTAGAGACCATCGTCCGCAGGATACGGGGGACGGCAGCAAACGGCTTCAAGGATGGCGTCATGCAGGCCACTCGCAACGAAGCGGCCATGGTGACGAGAACGGCAATCAATCACGTCGGGCAACATGCCAGAGAAGCCGTCTTCAAAGAGAACAAGGCGGTCGTCGACAAAGTGCAGTGGCTTGCTGTCCTCGACTCGCGGACTTCGTTGATCTGTGCCAGCCTAGATTCGCAGATCTTCGACATCGACAAAGGGCCAAGACCTCCAGCGCATCCGAACTGCCGCAGCGTGATGATCCCCGTGGTCAAGCCGCCCGAGGGGATCCCTGGCATCGACGCAAGCAAGTTGCCTGTTGGAGAACGCGCAGCCATGGGCGGTCCTGTCCCCGCCAATATGACGTTCGGCCCTTGGCTGAAGAAGCAACCTGTCGCCGTGCAGAACGAAGTGCTTGGCGTTGGAAAGGCCAAGCTGTTCAGGCGCGGCAAGGTGCCGATCGAGAAGTTCACCGACATCAACGCACTGCGACCGCTGTCGCTGTCTGAGTTGGAGAGGTTAGAGTGACTGGGAGCGCATGATATGAACATCGAGATGACAGACCCCACTACCGAATGGATGGAGTCGCTGCGAAAGCGAACCCATGACCTATCGTCCGCCATTCAGGACCATGAAGGCAGGCTGATGATCCTCGAAGAGCGTGGCCGCGCCGCGCAAGAACGGTGCGATCGCATCGGCGCACGCATCGACAAGATCGATGACCAGATCAGGCGTGCCGAGCATGATCTCGTGTCGCTCAAGATCAAGGCCGGTGCATGGGGCCTGCTCGGCGGCATCCTGCCGGGCATCGCCGCACTACTGCTAGCGACGAGGTGAGCCATGGACTGGCCCCTTGTCGCTTTCGTCACCGCGATCGGCATCATCGCCGCGCTCTACGCTGTCGGTCGCGTTCTTGGACGCTTCAACGAGCGCGAGTGATAGGATCTGCGGCATGAGAAACATCCTGATCTCCCTTGTCTTCATGCTGCTCACTGCGCTGCCACGCGCACAGGAGCAGATCCCGCTCGGCCTGCATGTGCTGCCCGATGGCAGCATCGCCGCCGTTGTCTTCGATCGCGACATCGGCGAGGTGCGGATCGCCTCGCGGGCCACGCAAGGCCCGGCAGCACCGCCGACGATCTCCTCGTCATGGACCGACGAAGATGGCGTCGACCATGTCGTCGTCACGCCTATCGTCGGTGCTGGCGAAACCGGGATGCTCAAGGCCATGGAACAGCACCGTCAGTTGGTGATCCTGATGCAACGCCACTACCCACCGAAACCATGAAGAACGCCCTGATCGGAGCCGGCATCATCGCCGGCTGTCTTTGCCTCACTGGTTGTTCGCTGACTGGCGAACATGTCGCGACGGTTTCCGAAGTGCTGTCCGAGCAAGTTGCCGCTGGCCACATGACGCAGGCGCAACTTGATCTTGTGATGGCTGCCTTGCATGGCATCGCGGGCGGCGACTGGTCATGGCTCATCGATATCGGCGAGGTCGTTGGGACGCTTGTGCTCGGCTTCTTCGGCATCCGAGTATGGCGAGGCGGTGTAACGTCTCGCAAGGGCACCGCGCCAGCATGATTTGGCTAGCGTTCTCGGCCTGGGCATTCGTCGCGCTCGGCTTCCTGGCGTTGTGCCGAGCGGCGCGTGACTGAACGATTCGATCTCTCGCCATCCAATTTCTGACAGGACAGGAGAAGACCCATGACAGTTGACATCTACGTCGAAGACCTCGACGCCGTGCCCGAGCAGTTGCGCGAGCACTACACGAAACAGAAGGACGGCAGCTACATCCTCGATGCGACTGCCGGTGGTGGTTACTCGATCGAGAAGGTTGCCGGCCTCAAGTCTGCACTCAGCGCCGCAAGGTCTGAAGCCAAGGCAGCGAGCGGCAAGCTCGGTGCATTCGTTGACGATGATGGCGAGATGCTAGATGCCGACACCGCACGCGCCGCTCTCGCCAAACTCGCCGCTCTCGGCAGTGACGCAGACGTTGAGGCCAAGGTCTCCGCAGCCGTGCAGGCTCAAGTAGACTCTCTTGGCAAGAAGCACAGCAAGGAGTTGACCGTGCGTGACGATCGAGTCGCTGCGTTGACCAAGCAGATCAGCAAGCACATCCTCGACGATGCGTTGACGAGTGCCTTGATCGACACGACCGATGGCAGAACGCAAGCCATCAACCCGAAAGTGCTGGCGGCTGCGTTGCGCGATCGGTTGAAGGTCGCCGAAAGCGAAGGTAGCTGGGATGTGCATGTTCTCGACGAGCAAGGCAACCGCAGGATCTCGCCCGCGTCGGGCAGTGATGCGTGGATGACAGTGCCTGAGCTTGTCGATGAAGGGCGCAGCGGCGACCTCAAGCCATTCTTTAGGGCCTCATCGGTGACAGGGGCAGGCGGCGTTGATGGCCGCATGGGCGAAGCCAGCGGCTCTCCTGGCGCGGCATCGATCGGCAGCGTCTCACCTACTGAGCGGCTCAAGCAGTACTACGAGCAGCACCAGCAGCAGTAGGAAATTGCACGCCCGTTGGCGGCTGCCTTGATGGGGAGGGATGAAACACCAACGGGCGTGCAGGAAGATTGGCTAGCCATCAGGCCACTGCGCTCTTACCGGTCGATCTGGTCAGTGATGGAGTTGCTGAGTTGCTGAACGCAGCATGGCCAGCCATCTTCAGTGTACCCGGATTCTACCGATCTGCTAAAGTCTGACAAGGGCAGAAGCCGATGGGTGGATATGACACTACCGCAACCAATTCGCGAGGCGTACTGCCGTCGCCTTCTCCGCATCAGCCGCGACCTTGAGCACATCGCTCGGATCGGTCGCCCTTGGCTGCGCGATTCGCAGGAGCTTGCCGGGGTCTGGGAGATCAGCCGCGCCTCGCGACTGCTCGCCGAGGTCTTCGACCAGTCCTTGCTCGATCACCCGCCTGTGCCGGACATCTACGCCGACGACTGATTGGCGAACGACTGGAAACGGGCTCAAGTGGCGATGGTCGCGTGATCACGCCGCTTGACAGATAGCCAACACAGTGCGACCATCACAACCTGCCGATCTGCATCGACAGCGGGATGCTGTCTGGATGCGGCTCGGTATCGGTTTTGCCTCGACGGGATGTTGAGGAGCGCGGGACGCGGCGACCGAGCAACTGGCAACTGCTCTGCGCTTGGCTTTGGGCTAGCAGTCGGAGCGATCAACTTCTGACCAACCTGGAGCCACCATGGCCCTGACCCTACTGGAAGCTGCGAAACTCGTATCCGGCAACGTGCAGCGTGCCGGCATCATCGAATTGTTCGCACGCAACTCCGAGATCCTCGCTGCTCTGCCATTCGATGACATTCCCGGTGGTGCGCTCACCTACAACCAAGAAGGTGCGCTTCCTGGCGTGGCCTTTCGCGGCGTGAACGAAGCCTACACCGAAGGCGTTGGCGTCATCAATCCAGTCACCGAAGTGCTGACCATCGCTGGCGGCGACCTCGACGTGGATCGTTCGCTGATCCGCACGCGAGGCCCCGGCATCCGCGCCGTGCATGAGGCCATGAAGGTCAAGGCACTCGCGCAGACGTGGCACCTCAAGTTCATCAAGGGCGACAGCAGCAGCAGCCCCAAGGAGTTCGATGGCCTACAGTCACGGCTGACTGGCGCTCAACTCGTCTCCAATTCGTCATCCACTGGCGGCGCTGCCCTAAGCCTTGCCAAGTTGGATGAGGCCATCGATGCGGTTGACGATGCCACCCACCTCATCATGTCCAAAGCGATGCGGCGCAAGTTCGCGGTGGCTCAACGCACCACGTCCATCGGTGGCTACGTCACGTTCGATCAAGACCAGTTCGGTCAGCAAGTGACCAGCTACAATGGATTGCCGATCCTTATTGCCGATGCCAGCGACATCGCTTCGGGCAACCGGGGTCTCGCGTTCGATGAGACGCCAAGCGGCGGGGGAAGTGACTCGACATCTGTCTATGCCGTCGCCTTCCGCGAAGGGATGCTCACGGGCATTCAAAACGGGACCATCGAAGTGATGGACCTCGGACAACAAGACTCGAAGCCGGTGATGCGTACGCGCATCGAATGGCTGTCGGGTATGGCCCTCATGCACCCGCGTGCGGCGTGCCGTCTGGCGGACATTGACGACGCCGCCATCACTGCCTAGGAGATCATCATGGGACTCACACGAACCTACCCAATCGACACCGCGCTTCAGCTTGAAGATGGCGCGGCGGCAATCACTTCGACGCAAGTCAACGCCAACGCTGATGGTGCTGCTTACCTCGACCTCGGCGATAGCCTTGTTCACGGTGCGGTCGTTATCTCGACTTCAGATGTTGACTGTGCTAGCAACGACGAGAGCTACAAGATCGAGCTACAAGGCGGCGCAGACACCAGCTTCTCGGCTGCGACCAACGCCATCCTTGCAACATTGCATCTCGGCCCAGAGGAAACGACAGGCGCAGTGCCTGGGGACACCACAGGAGACTCGCCTGACGCGGCTGTCTACTACGTGCCGTTCTGCAACGACTTCGGCGGCACCACGCACCGCTATGTCAGGCTGAAGGTCACGATCGCTGGCACATCGCCAACTATCACGTACACGGCGCATCTGACGCAGCAGCGTACGATGGGCTAGTCAGGGTAGAGAAGACGGGACGGCTGGCGGCTTCGGTCGCCAGCTATCACCAACACACTCAGGACAGGAGTATGATGGTCAATCAACGAGTAGACATCTCACGCGACAGCGTCCGCATTCCGCCATCGGCCATGGACGAGCACGGTCTCGTCTTCTGCTGGTCGATCGAGAACAAGAAGTGGATCAAACTGTGGCCTATTGACGCCCGAGAAGGCATCGGCGTTGGCGCACTCAGTCTGGAGGGGCCGGATGACGCATCCGGTGGCGATAACGCGCCCCCGCCTGCCGAAGACCGCGAGGCCCTGTTCGGCAGAATGCCGAAGGCAACCTTGCGCGGCTACTGTGTAGACAACGACGTGAGTCATTCTGGCGCGGACACGAAAGTCTCCCTCGTCAAGCGACTGGTGGACGCGGGCGTGATTCCCAAGTGAGGCATAGATGGCGCTGACAGTTGAAACAGGAACGGGCAGCGCCACCGCCGACAGCTACATCAGCGAAGCTGACGCCGTCACATACCTCGACAAGTATGCGGCTAGCGGCGCATCAAACGCCTTCACGGCGGCATCTACTGCCAATGCCGAGATCGCGCTTCGGAGCGCCACGCGAACCATCGATGCGATGCTCGGCTTGCGGTTCAAGGGCGCGAGGCTTCTTGGGACGCAGGCGTTGCAGTGGCCTCGCGTTGCCGTCGTGACCAACGACAACTTTGCCGTCGACTCTGACTCAGTGCCGGCGCTGGTCAAGAACGCAACCTGTGAACTCGCGCTGCGCTTCATCGAAGACAGCACGGGTCACGACACCAGCCGCCTGACGCCAGATCAGGACAAGAGCGGCAGCATCCTGATGGAGCGCCTGAAGGCAGATGTCGTCGAGACTGAGACGCGATATGCCGGGGCCTCACAGCAGAAGCTCTACAAGATCGTTCACGACATGCTGGCACCTTTGCTGCATCCATCTGGCAAGGTGGTTATGGCATGACCGTCATCGATGACAAGCTGCTTCCCGCCGTCAAGAGCATGGCGACAAGGCTTGGCAAGACCGTGACCGTCACGACCGAATCGGTCTCCTATGCCCCGGCGACGGGCATCGGCACGCGCAGCACCACAGCATACACAGACCAGAGGTTGCTTGGACTTCGCCCCGTGTCTCAGCGCTACTTGGAATTGGGACTAGCGCAAGACGGCGACACTCAAGCGATGTTCGCAGCCTCTGGGCTATCGTTCACGCCATCGCTTGGCACTCGTGTCGCGTTCGGCGGCAAGACCTACGCGACCACGCTTGTCGAGGAGATCCACAGCGGCGAAAGCATTGCCGCGTATCGCGTGCTGTTGAGGGTTGCTTGATGGCAGAGATCTTCGGACCAATGTTGCCGCCGAGAACGCTTAGGGCGCATCGCGTCAGGCGTGGTCGGATGGCTGCACGCGAGTTCAACAAAGCCCTCTCCGATTGGTCGACGAAGGCACTGCCGGCTCATGTGCAGAAGGTCACGCAGTGGTTCGCATTCGAGGCGCTCAAGGGAATCGTCGAGCGCACCCCTGTCGATACCGGTAGAGCCCTTGGCGGGTGGCAAGTGACGCTGAACTCGCCAAGTGATGCGGCAGGAGGGGCGCAAGGTGCCGCCCCGAATCGGTCAGCGATCCTCAAGAGCGGGCAAGCGAAGATCAAGGCGGCGCGTCCTTACCAAGTCATCTGGATCAGTAATAACGTCCACTACATCCGCATCCTGGAGGAAGGCGGCTTCGTGCCAACAGATCCAGGCCCCAGCAAGACGGGCGGAAGCGCATCGAAGGCTGGCCGCAAGGCTCGCAAGGGGGAAATTCTTGTGAGCGGCGGCTACTCTGTGCAAGCGCCGCAGGGCATGGTTGCTGTGACCTTGCTAGAGTTGCGTTCATCGGGGGTTATCAAGTGACGCCAGCCTTTGTCGGCCATCCCCGTTCAGCACGGGAGGATTCTGTCCGCTCCTTGGCGAGAGATGGGCGGGGATGTGCCGGCTTTCACGCGGAGGTTGCATGCCTCTAGCCGGATTGCATGAGGAGATGCACAACGCTATTCGGTCGCGCTTCGACACGCAGATCGTATCCGGCGGGGCGATCGCGGAAGTGGTGTACGACAACGAGCGCGAGTCCACCGCCGCCGACTCGGTA